TATTAATATAACTTTGGTCTTCCTATATTATTATAGACTCCTTATGTATGATTAATAGTCATATGTGAGGAGTCACTTATTTAGAAAGTAGAGGTGACATATTTGGCAGAGTTAGACATTAGAGATAAAAAAGGTATCAGATTAGGTTTAATAGGTGCTCGTAAACAGGCAGGATTAACACAAAAACAACTGTCCGATAGAGTATTAATTAGCAGGAGCCAACTTGCTGCTGTAGAATTAGGTATTCGTAATGCTAATGATGATACGTGGAAAAAACTAAAGAAAGAGCTTATGGTTAAAAGTGTAGAGGAGATTTGGGAAAAATATGACTACATAGACGGTTTCTTTGTAGGCGATGATGGATCTAAGATACGGGATCCTAAACTACCTAAAGAAAAAACTAAAAACTTAGCGGATGTGGAGTGAGGGTTTTGGTAAAGTCATTGAAAGTATATTATTATTGTCACTTATAGCAACACTGTCACTATAAGTAACACCAATAGGTATTGTAAAATCTGGTAAGGTGTGTTATAATATTCCATAGAAAATATAACACATCTTATTTTTTGTGTGATAATACATTGTTAGGGGGTGTATTGACATGGGTCGTAAGGGTCCTTTGATAAAGGAAGATGACATAAAGATATTTAAGAAAGCAGTTAAGAGTCAGTATAGTTCTACATTGTATGAACAACTAGACAGAGATAACAGACTAGATAGGTTTATTTGTGCATTACAAACTTGTGGATTAAGAAATCTATCATTGAGTGACACGTGTAAATATCTCACTAAACTGTTTCCTAGTTATGTTAGAGGCAAGGGGTTAAATCCTAAGACGTTAGCAAACATGATTAGTTTTTATCCGGAGTTAAATGATGCTTATGGTTTTAGTACTGACATTGGTGCTATGGCAGCATACAATAGAGCGTTGGCATTAGCAGAGACAACGGAGAGTATGACAGATATTAAATTGTTTAATGAGATGTATGATTCTGGTGACATGTTATATAATAGAGATACCAAGGGTGATAGTGAAAACGTTGGTGTTCCTGTTACTCAGGTAAATTATATTAACAGCAGAATAGCGAGTGATGATAATGATAAAGGTTAATATAGATAGAGCTAACCTTATTATATCTACATTTGATAAAGTATTTGATGACATTGTAAATATTAAATATAATGAAATAGTTTTGAGTGGTGGACGTAACAGTACAAAGTCGCAAGTAATTAGTTTAGCTTTACTTGTAGGTTGTCAGACTTATAACGCTAGTGCGATTTGCTTAGTTAAATATAAAAATGGCATTAAGGATAGATTGGTGGATACATTCCTTTCTAGTTTAGATATATTAGATAGAGAGTATCAGTTAAAGTCTGGTGGTATACTTAGTTATGACGAGTTTGGCGATGAGATTATAACAGGTGGCATAGAGGATGGCATAAGTAGATTTTGGAAATTACGTAAGTCACCATACCAATTATTGTTGTTAGACGAGCACGGTAAAGAGACAGGCGCAGTTATTAAGTTTACCGGTTGTGATGATCCTGGTAAACTAAAGTCATTTAGGAGTGCAACTAAAGGTGGTTTTAGATACATCTGGTTTGAGGAAGCTACTGATTTTAGCGGTGAGTTTGAACTTAATAGTATAATGGATACATTAGGCAGAAAAAGATGTACCATTATATTTGCATATAATCCACCTGACTCAGCTACTCATTGGGTTAATGTATTTTTAGGTGCTGATCGTGATTATAGATTGAGACACCATAGTACATACTTAGACGTTATTAAAGAACACCCTGAGTGGTTATCTGCTAGTATGCTTAGACGTATAGAGTTCTACAAGGAAAATAATGAAGAGTACTATAGGAATAACTACCTTGGTGAAATAGTAGGTACTAAGGGCAATGTATTTAAAAACGTTGTAGCATTAAAGCATAAAGATTATGATGCGTCAGAAATATTTAGAGGTTTAGATTTTGGTTTTACTAGCGATCCTAGTGCTTATGTGGAGTGGTGTTATAACTCTAAGGAGCATTCGATATATTGTCACAACGAGTATTACGCTAAGGGTGTTGATAATGATACGTTATCATTTAATATAAAAAATATAATGATACATACAAACTTTAGGGTTTGGGCAGATAGTGCTGAACCTCGTACAATTAATGAATTAAATAAACTTGGACTTAGAGCAGTTGGTGTTGTTAAAGGTCCTGATAGTGTAAGATTTGGCATTAAGTGGTTACAGAGTTTATCAGCCATTTATATTAATCCTGATACATGTCCTAATACGTATCGGGAGTTTACAAGATATATGTATAAAAGAAATAAACTTGGTGAATATACTGGTGAGCTTATAGATAAAGATAACCATACAATTGATGCAACAAGGTATGCATTAAATACTAAAATAAGCTAATATTAAGGAGGTGAAATATTGGTATGATTACTGATTTTAAACATTTAAAACCTGGTAATGCATTTCCTCCAAGTCATGAAGATAATGTTAGGATTGCAAGGTATAAATTAAACGGCGATAGATTTACTGGTGATTATGCTAAAAATAAATTACTCATTGTGAAGAGCTCCAGTGGTGCAATTAAGACGTTACCTTGGCAATTACTTAAATTAAATAAATTTAAACTCTATACTAATAAGATGGATAGCCTAATATTTAATAGAGATCCTGTTATTAAGTCAGGTAATCGAGTAACAGATAAATTGATATACGGTTTAGTTGAGAGGACTCAGTGGGTTAGACATATACGTAAAGCATTACGTAATATGGAGACGTTTGGAGATGCTCCTATTAAAACTTATAAAGGTGGTATCAGTGCATTTAATCCTAGCTACTTTTATAAAGTAGTGGATAAAGATGATAAAGATATAGTGATAGCATATGTATTATATCAGTACATATATAATGATATTGGTCTTACAACTAATATAAGATTTGAGGCACATTTTAAAGGGTATGTATACGAGTGGGTACAAGAGTACAACGGTGCTGTGTTAGGTAGGCCTGTTGAATATAAGTTTAATGATTATTTGATACCTGTTGAGGGACTCACTTATAATACTGGTGTAGACGAATTCTTAGTGCAACACTTGGCTTGTGATGTACCTGAAAATAATGTTTACGGGCAATCTCCTTATGAGGATTATGCATCGTTAGTACATGAGGCAGAGCGTAGACAGACATTGGCAAGTAAGATATTAGATTCTCATAGCGAACCAATGTTATCAGTTGGCGTAGGTTTCTTAAAGGAAAACAGTGAGACAGGTCAGGTTGAGGCGTTTGATATACTAGGTAATATAATAGAGGTACCTAACGGTCAGACAAAACCTGAATATATAACGTGGGATGGTAAGTTAGAGTCTAATGATAAAATGATAGACTTATTATTTAGTGAAATATACGAGGCTACGGAGTTAGGTAAAACCTTTATGACCGGTGAGTACCTAGGAAATATAAGTGATGACACATTGAATAGCTTAGTTAAGTCAGCTACTGATAGAGCTAATAGGCATGTGTGGGATATATATTATGAGGTTCGTAAGAGTCTATACGTATTGTGTAGGCTTAACGATATAGATGTTAGTCTTAAAGATTTAAGCGTAGTATTCCAAATAGGTCAGTCAGATAATATTAAAACGTTAGCTGAAACTGCTGGTATACTTGTTGAAAACCAAATCTTAAGCAAACAGACAGTTAGACAAACATACTTCGAGTTTGATGAACAACAAGCAATTGAAGAAGAGAGCAGGATAAATAAAGAGAGGGGGCAATTAGATGAATAAGTTACTTGAGTTTTTAGGTCAGGATAAATATGATTTACTTAAGTCAGCGTTAGGTGTTGAATTTGAGGCTTATGAAAATAGGTTTGAGTCTGGTGACATTACAGAGTCTGACGTTAATAGTAAGCTTGTAGAACTTAACATTATAGAAAATAATGATGTTGACGATGATACTGACGATACTACTGAAGATACTACTGAAGATACTACTGAAGATACTACTGAAGATACTACTGAAGACACTACTAAAACAGATGGAGAGCTTAATGATAAAGCAGTGGAGGCTTATGATGATGCTGTGTCAGCAGTTTTGATAGACGGCTGGCTAGTGGATGGCAAGGTAGACTTAGATAAAATAGTATACAGTCCATTGAGGGATTTTATCAGTGGTTTACAAGACATAGCATTAAAAGCCGATTGGGATGCTAAATACAAATTAGCAATCTTAGGTGAGGCTATGAAGCAAGGCATGCATGACTCTGATGATGCAATGAGGTTTATTAAATTAGAGGATCTAAGTATAGACGATAATGATAATGTTATTGGCGTTAAGGAGGCATTTGATAAACTTAGAGCAGACAAACCACATTTATTTAAAGATGATGATACAGATAGTAATAATCCTGTTAATAGAGGCTTTAATCCTGTAGGTAATAACAGGTTTAATTATAAGGCAGCTTCGTTAGGTGATGCAATTAGAGCCTATAGAGCAGGACAAACAAACAATTAATTTAAGGAGGTAATACATTATGGCATTTGCAAGAGATCTAGTAGAGAGTTTAGCACCCAATGTTGTAGCACAAACAGCGGCAAGTAAATATTTAGTACCTGATAAACTTATGGGTACAATCGATTATGTAACAGCAGGTACCACTGGTACTGCAGCAAATCTGAAATACGATTTTATACAATACGGTATAGGTGAGGGTGAGGTAGCTACAAGAGCGTTAGGTAGTGATTATGATACAGTTAATGCAACTCCGGATCCTAAGAGTGTACAACTAAGAGCCATTGGTGGTAAGTGGTCACAAGATAGAATGACCGAGAGAGGTCTACGTAATGGTGGTGATAGTGACATTTACAATGAACAACAACTTAAACAAAAACTAGCGGTTACTAAGGTAGCGTTTGCCAATATGTTAGTTAACGGCGACCGTACTAAAGACACAAATCAGTTTGACGGTATTCTTAAGCTGGTTGATGAAAGTCAGGTATCAGCAGAGGAGTTTGATGCTACTGCAATTACTAATGAAACAGCGATTAGTTTTGATATCTGGGTAGCAAATAAGTTAGCGTTGATGAGTGTAACACCAACACATATTCTATGTTCTCCTAGAGCGGCGGCAATTTTTAGAGCAGCGGCGACACACCTTAATAAGTACCAGCAAAAAATTACCATTGCTGATGTTAATTATGACCAGTACATGGGTATGGCTATAGTACCATTAGATAAAAGTGAGAAGGGCACCGATGTATTTCCAATTGACGAACTTACAGGTAAGACCTCTGTAGTGTTTATCAGATTCGATGAGACAGACGGTACATACGTTGTTATTCCTCAGGACGGTATACTATTAGATGTTGGTATGCCTACAGTTACTGATGGTGGTGTTATTAAGAAAGGTTTCGTAGAGTTTGTAGGAGCTTACGTACCTTACAATCCTAAAGCAGTTGCTGTGGCTACTGGTTTAAAGATTAAAGCAATTACTGAGGATGATGATGAAGAGCCTACAGAGCCTACAGACCCTACAGAGCTTGGAGATGATAATGGCGAGGATAATGGCGAGGGTTAAGTAATACATTTAAGGAGGTAAGCTTATGGCATTAATTATTGGTGATAACTCCTTTGTTACTCTTGAAGAGGCACAGGATATAGTTGATAACGAACTATATCCTGACTCTCCGGAGTCACAATTATGGAGTAGCCTAGATAATAAAAGTAAAGAAATAATTTGTAAGAGGGGTACGCAAGCAATAAACAGTTTACAGTTTATAGGTGTACGTGATACATATAAATATAAGCTTAAATTTCCTAGGTATATAAATAATGTAGAAGTGTTACCTAATGAAATAAAAATAGCTACCGTAATTAATGGCTTAAAAGATAAAATTATTAAGTCGTCTGATGAATATAGTATGATAGATAAAGGCATTAAGAGTTTTAGTGAGGGTCCTTATAGTATGAATTTTGACACTGCTAAAGTTAGTGGTATTAAGGTGTATGACGAGGCATATAGTTATATAAGTGGTTACATTAAAAATACGTGTAGAATATAAGAATCAGCTTGTTATGATTTTTGATATATAAAGTTAGCAATTGATTGTGTGTGGTATATATTAATTTAACATTGAGATATAGAATATTACATTATAAATAAAAGATGTGTTGCATAATACAAATACTTAATATACATTGTAGGTTTAATAGTGTGTAGATGTATTGTAAGGGGGTATTGTTGTGGGAGACTTGAATAGTGGTACATTTGGACATAGATTAGGAGCACTAGAAAAACAGGTGGATAAGTTGAGTAATACATCTACTGATTGTTGTAACAGGATATTAATACTTGAGAAAAACCAAGAGACTACTAATGAAAAACTTGAGGGTTTATCCAAGCACACAGAGGCTATAGTTAATATGAGTTACGAGGTTAAAAACTTAGCTACTAAGGTAGAGAACGTAGTTGATGTAATAAGTAAGCAAGAGGTTAAAATAGATAAGCAAGTTAGTAGAATTAATGCTATTGAGTCTAAACCTGGTACATTGGCAATTAAAGCTTGGATTATGATTGCTACTACAATAGCAACTACTGTATTAGGTACTATTTTAGGTTACTTTATAAAATAAAGGAGGTACAAGTATGTTAGAGATTATTAAATTATATTGGATAGATATCTTAGTTTTTGCATTATTTACATCTGGTTGTATATTAATATACAAGGATGGAAAAAAAGAAATCGTTAAAAAAATAGTGTTAGGTCTAGTGGTTAAAGCAGAGAAAGCGTTAGGTAGTGGTACTGGTGAATTAAAGTATGCATTGGTTGTAGATACATTCTACAGTAAGTTACCATTAAGTATCAGGTTTTTATTTAATCGTAAAGATATAGATACCTATATAGAGGATGGTGTAACCAAACTTAAAGAAATTCTAAGCAAAGATGTTACTTTGGATGGCTATGATGTTGAGAATAACAACATTAAAAATATAGGTTAATTACATAAAAACCTACTCTGTTTTGACTGTATAGTGTCTTATCCAATAACTAGAGCTAAGGAGGGAGTACTAGGATGCTAGGATATAGAGATAGAGAATACAAGAAATATTTAAGTACTAATGCTGATGGCGAAAATAGTTATGCGCCGGCTATCACTATAAGTGCATTAAGGTACGGTCCTAGTAGGTATATAAGGGGGCTTAGTGAAGAGTCGATTAATGCTGATTATATATACCATACTAACGTAGAGGTATTTGAGAAAGACAAGATAGATAATTTAATAGTTACATCTGTTACTAAGTATGAACATCCTCGGGTGTACTGGGAGGTGTCTGTAAGCAATGGATGATATTAAGCTAGACATAGAGTTATCACTTAATGATTTAGACGGTGCACCAGGTGGTTATGATAATCCCTTTATAGACGGTACTGATGTACAATTAATAGTTGAGGGTTTAACTGAGGACAGTTTAAATATTGCACTAGCAATATTAGATAGAGCACAAACTAAAGTACCTGTAGATACTGGTTTTTTAAAGAGTACGGGTAGGGTTGAGCAGGTAGACAATGGATATAAAGTAGTGTACGACGCACCTTATGCAGCTTATGTTGAAAGTATTGATTACTATAAGCATGAAAACGGGCAAGCACATTTCTTAGAAGATGCCTATAATGAAATAATGAACAGTGATATAGTAATTGGTGGAGGCGGTGATTTGGATTGATTAACGGTTTAGCTGTAGATAATAGAGCACTTAAAGAAAAGTTGTCATCTCTTATTAATGATTTAGATTATAATATTACTTATGATGATATAGATGCCAGTAGTATTAATACAATAGGATTATATTTAAGAGCGGCGGGAGATAGTATAGGCAGTATAGGTGACAGTACTGACGTGCATGTTTTAGATATAACACTTAGGTTACATGGTAGTACTGAAGAGGGTAGCAATGCAAAGTGTGAGAAGGACATTAGAAAATTAGTAAATAGACTCACAATGTATAATAAAAGATTAGATAACGTTTATGTAGTAAGTTGTGTACAACGAGGTAGAGAGTATAAACTTGGAGTTACATCCAAGGGCATACCTGTATATAATGCGTCACTATTAATAAAATTTAATTAAGGGGGTAACATTATGGATATAGTTGCTAAGCACGTAAGGTTTTACAAATTAAATAACGCAGGCGAGGTGGTACATAAGTTTAGAGGTTTAATATCATTAGGAGATTTTGGTATGTCTAAAGACTCTATAGACACCGATGATTTTGATAAGAAATAAAGCGCTCCACCAATTAATAAAATTGGTAAAATTCCCCAAATAATAATACTAAACCAGTTAAAATTAGAAACTGTCTGAAAATCAACTTTCGTATTTGGGCCAAATTCTTTCGAAATCACATGGAATTCTTCTTTAGGGACATTAACGACAAACATTACAGTTTCCCCTGCTCCATCTAAATAAGTACCCGTTACTTTATAAAGTGAATCGTTATCGCCAGTATATGGGGATGCAAATATCTCTGTAAAAGTGCCTGGTGCGCCTTCAACTCGCGCCCTAAATTCTGTTATCGTT